TAGTGGTAAATTATCTCTAAAATAATCTTCCATACCTTGGCTTGATATTAAAGTTAAACCATCTTTAGATAATCTTAAAACAGCACCTCTTGCTTTGTCTGCAAAATATACCCTAAAATTTTCTTGTGCAAAAGACTCTGGGTTTTTTGATATACCAAACTCACCACTAAAAGGTTGTGCCGTGCCTAAAACTCTATTTGTAGCTGTTAAGTTTACATTACCATCAGCGTTAAATAAAGCATCTTTATTAGCTAGTATTTTTAAAACTTTATCTTCACAGAAAGCAACAACATTATCATCTCTAGTAAATAGTTTTTGTATTGATCCGTATTGAGTGTTTAAGTCTTTTGTAATACCACTAGAAGCTATAAACTGATTTAAATTGTTTACACCATTCATAGAGTTGTAAATGCCAGAAAATATTAATCCTGACTCTCTTTGCTCTTCGTTGTATTGCTCTGCTAAAACTGTAGATGCTTTAACGCCTTTGGTTAAAGTAACTTGATTAAAATCATCTCTAATTCTATCAGACTCTACACCTTGAGGAAAACTAAAACAATTGCTGTAAGCCAAAGTCATTCTCTGATTACTAACATCTTTGTACATGGTAAGTCCAGTTGCAAATGTAACACCTAAAACATTTGTAGATGCTGTTATAGCTTGAACTTTAGCCTGCACAGTCCCACCATCAGGTCTAGTAAATATAAGTATTTCACCTTGATTAGGATCAGCAACATTACCGTCTAGTGTAACAGTATTATTACTCCAGCTAAAAACTTTACAACCAGCAGAGACAGTTGCACCGCTACTAGCAAATACGCTAACTGTAGATCCAATAGGCGCAAACATTTCATTTGTATCTGAATTTAACTCTACCGGGTATGTAGCGCTAGCTTCATAATAAATATCTAATCCCACGTCTTCTTTTGGCTCTGTTTCCCAAACACCAGGATTATCTGTAAACTTAGCAGACTCTGTAGGGTGATTTCTTATAAGTTCTACTAAAGAGTTTTGCGTACCATCATGTCTTATATCTGTAGGGTAAAAACCACTAGAAGTTCTTACTATAGGTGGATTTACTTTTAAAGTCCATTTATCTCTATAAACTCTACCATTATTTCTTTTGCTACCTATTGAAATAGACGGTGTTGTTTGAAAATTTCTAATACCAGCCTCGTACCTATAATCTATTACTTCATAAACAGTTTCTTCAGGATCTGCTGCAAATCTAAACTTAGTACCTCTTTGAAACCACTCTTTTGAAAACTCATAATCTTCCGGCTGTATGTCTTGACCGTGTTGGCTCCATAGTTCAGGTGGATTATTATTGCCGTAACCGTCGTCTTCAAAACCTACCCAAGAAATATCAATTCTAGTCCCCATAGGTTCTCCAGCGTAACGCCATATACCTTTAGGTTCTTCAGCGCCGTTAAAGTTACCGTACCCAGTAACTTTATTACCATCGTGTTCTACCAAACTACCACCAATACCTGTTGTTGAATAATTTTTAGTTGCATAAACACCTGTACCACTACTAGCTGGAGGGTTTGTAATAACAGAATCTTCATCAATAAAAAACCCACTACCATTTCCGTTCCTGTTGTATTTTATAAAACCATCCCAAAACTTGTAGCCGCCAAGTCCAGAATCTGTACAGTCATCTTCATCTTTACCCGCGTGACCAACAAAATCATAATTATAAACATTAATACCCTGTGCTGGCGTAGAATTAGCCATTGAAGCGTGTCTTGGATGATCTTCAACTGGTTTAAAATACCTAAGATTTCTTGCTGAATAAACAACAACATTGTCTTGCGATATGATATCTCCAATAATTTTTTCTCTTACTAATTGATCGCTTTCAATTTTAACAAAAAATCTACCATCAAACTCCGCTTTGTTTTCTACTTTGTACTGTATTAACTCTAAAAATAAACCAGATATTCTAGACGCATATGTTTGTGATGTTGAGGTAAATTCAAGATCATCACCAAGAGGTTTTGATAATCTAATTTTATAATTACCACCTTGACCGGTGTTAGTTATAGCTACAACTTCATACTCAGAGCTTTCATTGTTAGCGCTACGAACTTTTATAAAAAGATTATCTTGCAAATGAGGTGACTTGGTGTCTGCAGTTCCAGACGCATCAACTATAACCATATCACTATTATTCATTGCGGCATACGGAACCTCTATGTAATCAAAGCCCGGTAAAGGAAATCCATCACCTCCATTACCAATATGTGTTTTAGCACTATTATCAAACATGTCACCTAAAACTTTTCTATCTTTCTTTATATACTCTGGAGCTTCGTTTTCTATAGCAAGTACTTTGTATCTAGCTTTGTCATCAGCAACAGATGCGTTGTTAGCGTGTGATTTTTTTAATATTAAATATGTTTCTTCGTCAACTTTATTTCTTTCTGAAGAAGGAAAACTTATCCAAATATTACCATCTTTAGCGTTGTACCATCTGTCCATTGCTAAATTATAATATTCGTTAGAAGGTTCTTTTACATAAAACTTAAATGCTTTAGCCCATGTTGGGGCTGGGTTTGTAAGTTTAGCTCTTAACTTTGTAAAATTATCACTAAACACTTTACCAACTCTTTTAAAACCTTTTTCTGGACCAACTAAAACTGGTGTTTCTCTTCCGTACTCATCTAAGTAAACTACACCAATTTGATAATCTCTTAATGACTTAACAGATTTTTGAGCAAAGTCCTTGTAGTTGGCAAAAGAGTTAACCTCTAAACTTGTTTCAATATCTATAATCTCATCAACATTATAATTTTGAGTATAGTTGCCATATAAAAGTCTATTACCAGTTATTTCTTGCGCTTTTGCTTTTCTAGGCACAACATCAAAAGGTCTTAAAAATTGATCAGAAGGTAACACAGCATGAATCATTTCTGTGTCAATAACTATTTTACCTCTAGCATAAGCTCTGTTTATAAGGTCTGGCCAAACAGGATGCTCGTCTTTTGATGTTATAGTTTTTACAGTATATATGTTTGTGTTGTTAGATTCTTTATATAAAATATCTATTGCAATAACATCACCAGGTCTAGCGCTACCAGCCTCACCAGGTTCTGGTACATATTTTTTTAAACATAAAGACTTTAGCCTATTAACCATACCTAAATTATGACCTTTTTTAGGTTCATAATCAAAACTTCCAGGTAAAAATGCTACTTCAGACCAAGGTGCAAATGCGGAATATTCACCGTCAGTATATTTATATCTATAACTAAATTTAGGAAATTTAAATTCAAATATAGAATCTTTTTGCTCTAGCAGTGTAAAGAACTGTTCACCACTAGCATTATAAACTAAGTCTTCACTTATTGATAATATCTCTGCTTCAAATATTCCAAGCATTAAATTATTATTGCTATGCCCAGTAGGTATTTGTGATATTTCAATTCTAACTTCATAATCAATATAATCTGTAGGTGTTACTGACTGATCATTTGTAATTATTATAATATCGCCTATTCTATAGTCAGGAGCTTGGTCAAAAGTAATTTGAACAGAATCTCCAGCTTGCATCATTGCCGTTGCACTTGTAAAAAATTGTATTGTAGCTTGAGCATCTGTTCTATTAGTAGCGCCAGTTATTGCGTTACCTCTGTTGTAAGATGTTCTAGACATTTCTAGCTCTAATGGTGTTTGTGGTGCTGGCCTAAGAACTGTTAAGTGAACTTCTTCAGCATAAACAGGATATGTACCTAATCTATTTGTAACAACGTTATAAGCTCCTGGAGGTCCGTCTATATCTTCTATAACCAATCTAGTATGGTGGTTGTAGTTATCTCCGTCAAAAGTAGTTGTTGCGTTTGTGTTTAATGTTACACTACCACCAGTACCTTTTATTCCTCTTGTAATATTTAATTTTTTTGGTTCTGAATTACCATCAGTCCAAAATAACATATCGTCAACTACGTTTATACCAGTAATAAGATGATTTCTTGAAAAGTTTAAAACTCTTTCAGCTGTAAAAATTACTTGTTCACCAGCTATTGTTTGAACAGCTCTGTTTAAAGTTATTTTAAAACCGTATGTTGCGTCATACTCTACGTTTTCAACTATAATTTCATTTAAACTATTTGAACCGTAAAACACACCGTTAAACGTACCGGTTATACGCATACCTTTTCTAACACCAGATATATTGTTAGTTGCAGTGCTACTACCAAGATCTATATATAAATATTTAACGGCACCACCATTAGACGTTCCTATTGAAGATATAACTTTCCAAATATCAACAAAAACGTATTTATTTGTTTCTGTTTTAGGATCGTACTCAACAATCATGTCTTTAGTAATACCGCTTGTAACATTAGCTTCATCGTTGAAAACCATCCAATAAACTTTGTTATTCTTAGTGTCTTGTATAGATCCAACAGTAAAAGCTGTGCTTGTGCCAGTTGCTGATTTTAAAGTATTTCCTAAAGTAGTTTGTATAGTGCCAATGTTAGAATCTTCTGAAGTAGAAACCTCAATATTCATAGCATCTCTATACTCGCCGTTAGGAACTAATCTTTCGTCAAGGTCTTTGTTCATACGACCTTTAGTAAAATTATGCTTTAACTCAGCCATATATTAGTGTTTTATTTGTTTAGATTTACCTCTCATAATTTGAGAAAGCTCTTCTAATTTTAAATTTGATAGTCTTAATTTTGCAACTCTTGCCGAAGCAAATTTTTCTTGTTTAAATCTTCTTACAACATTTTCATTTACCGCTGATCGAGTAGATAATAACGCGTAAGCTATGTGTTTGTACAATGCATCTTCTGCAAATTTATGTATTTGCATTTCAGCATCTGTGCCTAAGCTGTCGCTTATGTATTTTAAAGTTATAGTTTTTCCAGCAACGCTAGAGCTAAAGTGTATTTTACCAGCAAGCTGGTCTATATAAAAAGATCCGTTAGCTTGAGCATACTGAGGATCAATACCAAATCTTTGACCAGTGTTAGGCCAATATCTATCATCTTGATAGTCATCAGTATTTGTTATAGGTGTATGTGATTTGTAAGACGTCCAAGTGTCTGATTCAGTTTCAAAATCTAACTCATTGCTATTTAAAACGTAATCACCATTAGCATCTTGTTTTATAGCTTTAGGATTTGATGTTTTAGAAACAGGGTAAAGTATACGTTCAATACCAGCGCTATCTTTCCAAGTTAGTTTAACATAGTTAACATAATCTTGCGGTAAAATCATTTGTAAAGTAGTTGGTACTTCTATTTCATGGGCTTTTTGAGACCTTAGTATATCATAACTCATTTCTGCTAAACCTCGTTGAGCATGAAAAGCAATATCTGTTCTTTTAACTTTAGGCAATAATTTATTTTCACCAACATAAGCTATTGTAAAATTGTTTATAATATCTTGCAGTGATACATATTGATAAGCACCAAGCGTTCCAGCTTGATACTGAGCTTGAGTTTGATTGTCTAGTAATCCCATTTATTATTGTTTTTCTTGTTGTTGGTTTTTAGCTTCCATGTTTGAAGCCACTGTGACTAGGCCTGGTTTGTTAATTGTAATACCAGATAGTTCTAATATGTTTATAACTAAGCTTTCTTCTTCAGAAGCGTGTAGTTCAAAATCAACAGCTAGGTTACCATTGTATAATGCTTTTTCATTTACAACTACATAAGCCCACTCACATTTTGTAGGTTTTTTAATGTAGTTAACACTAACATTATCCATACGATTACTTGCTGAAAAAGTTGTTGGGTATAATTCTATTTGATGATTTGAGTTAGCAGACCTAACATAAACTGGTCTTTCTAGCGTTGGAGCTGTTAAGTTAGAATTTAATAATAGATTTATTTCTTTTGTTGTTGCTCTTTCTACAACTACTGATGTGTCAAAAGAAGAGCCAAACTGAACTTGACCTAATCTATAAACATCTGCTGGTAATATACCTCTGTTACTAGTGTTGCCGCTTAAATCTTGACCATAAACTTCAAACAAACTTATTTTTTCTTCTAACATACTTACCATGTCAGAGTAAGAATTATCATTACCTTTTTGAGTTGATTGAAACTGGTGTATATCATAAAAATATTGCTCAAATATATTCATCTGAGCTTGATTAGCATGTAAATTAAATTCTTGAGGTGTTATATAACCTCTTTGTTCTTTGTTAGCTAAAGCTAAAACTCTTTGATATACTGTATCTATATTTACTGCCATAGTTTTTTATTGTAGTTTACGATCGCCCCGTAGGGCGACCGCTCTACAGTTTGATTATTTTAATTGTTTTTCTATATTTGCATAGATTTCCATACCTTCATCAGTCTTAAACCAAGCGGCTAAAGCTGAGTATGGATGTTCTTCAAAAGGAACGTTCATTAATTTTCTATCGTTAGAACCCCATAAGAAAGTTCTTTGATCATTAGAAATTTTTAGTATACCAAACTCTACAGCCTTTATACCAAAGTTTCTTAAATGTACGTTTTCATCTTCTGCTAACTCTAACAGTAAAGAAGGATTTCTAGTAGCAAATACTAATAAATCTCTTTTAAGTTCAGCAGAGCTCATCTTAGATACCTTAGAACCTAACTCAACACGCATAACTGCTTCAGCTGTACTTAAGTCCATGTTTCTAGCTGCTAATATCGCGTCTGCTTGCATTTCTAATTGATCTATTTGCACAGAAGCTTCTTCAGATGGTTTGTATTCATAAAACAATTTATCTCTTAATGGATGATACAAAGATAATAGTTTTTGTAATACTGTTTTGTTTTTTGGAACAAACAAAGCGCCATTTCTAAACACAACGTGCTCTAATCTTTGGTCACCCTTCATTTCATCTACAAATACTGTTTTTTGATTTTTTGTATATTTTAATTCTCTTTCATAACCTTTTTCTTCATCAAAATGATAAATGTCAGAAGATTTTATAATGTATGATAAAGGAGTTTGACCGTTTTTTAAATAATACAATCTATCTTTTATTTCCCAAGTTGGTTTTTTAGGTTCAACTTTTACTTTAGGTTTTGGTGTTTCAACTATTGGAGTCTCAACAACAGGTACCTCCACCTCTTGTGTTTTTTGTTTTTTTGCCATAATATAATATATAATAAAATTAATAAATAAAAGGACCGAGGCCGAAGCCCCGGTTCTTTAAAATAAACAGTGCTTATTTCATTAACATGAAATTGTTAGCACCTTGTGTAACTAGACATCTTTCTGATAAGAAATGAATCTGCATTGCATCTAAAGCAGATGTAGCAGCTCCAACAGAACCAGTAACCCAAGTTTTCATTCTTCTATTGTCAGTTTGAGAAGCTCTATATCTAACATGTAAGAATGGTCTTTTTAGGTTTTTACCTAATTGTTGGTCATAAACATTTGAAGTACCAGCTGGGATAATAACCCCTCTAATAGCTCCAGCAGCGTAAGCATCGTTTATACCACCTCTTGTAGCTTTGTCATTTAAGTATCTAAAGTCAGACTTGTAGAAATCGTAAGATCCACGTCTAAAACCAGAGAAGCCTAAGTTTAATGCCATATCTTCAGAGTTGTTGAATACACCGTATGATGTACCACCAGCACCGTAAGAATTCATAGAAGCTAACATATCATCCATAGCTAAGCTAGTAGCTCTGTTTACGAATAACATATTTTCTTCAATAGCACCTTGCTTATCAAATTCAGCTAAGATAGCGTCAAATTCAGCTAAATCAGTAGAAGCATTTACACCAGTAACACCAGTAGTAACATTACCTCTTTCTTCAATAGCATTGAATAAACCTTGAGTACCAGTAACTTCACCACCACCAGCATATAAATGTGAGTCAGTTAAATCAGCTACACCACCAGTATAACCACCAGAAGCACCACCTTTAACACCTTCTAACATTGCCATTTCTAAGTAATCATTGAAACGAGCTCTAGTGTCACCTTCAGCTTTTAAGTACCATAAGTAACCTGATTGACCTTCTTCGCCAGAAACTTCAACCCAACCAATTCTAGATGTATCAGAACCTGATACTTCGTAGTAATCTTTCATAATAATTGGTTTGTTGCTAAAAGTTTGCATTTTAGGTTCGTTAGCTCCTCTAGTAGAGTCACCATCGTAGTTATCACCTTTTTTGTATTCAGAACCATAAACTAATACAGTTACAGAATCAGCACCTTGACTATCAGTAAACACATCGTTTAAGTCAACAACACCATAAGGAGCAACTTCAATAACAGCTGAACCAGTAGTTACTAATGTAACTAAAGCTTTAACTGTACCTTCAGAACTTGCTATAATAACAGTATCATTTTTTCTAATACCATGAGTTGTACCAGCAGCATTTCCATCGATATCTTTACCGATAGTAATTTGTCCACCAGCAACTGTACCAGCATCACCATTAGTGATTTGTCCAGTGTATGATAAGTGTAGTCTACCTTGCTCAGACCAAACAACTTGATCAGCAGCCATAGCCTCTTCAGCTCCTACTTGTGAAAGAAATCCTGAAATAGTTCTGTTTCCAAAAACTTCAGCTTCTTTCTCCATAAGATCTGGTAAATATTGTTGAGCCCACGTTGTGTCCGTAGTCCCAGTAAAATCTAGATAGTTTGTCGCCAGCGTTTGTTGCCTTGGAGTAGGCGTGCTGTTTAAACTACCTCCTGCAGTAATTGCCATAATTTTGTAATTTTAAATTTATTATTTGTTTTTAATTTTAAACTTAAAGTTAGAAGTATCATCATTTAAAACTCTTACTTTCAAGCCGCTTGTGTTATCGTTAGAAAATGATTGCCTTGGCGTCATACTTACGTTTTTAGCCTTAGCAACACTATCTTTCATAGCATCAGCTTTTCCTTGTTCGTAAAAGTGATTTGCAACAGCATCTGGGTTCATAGCCGTAAACAATGATTTGTGATAACCTTTAGCGTCTTTCATTAAACCATTTTTTTTGTCAATAAATTTTTGAACAAAATTGTTAATATCGCTTTGAGATTCTTTTACATTGTTAGCATTTTTAATATTGTATCTGTATTTTTTTTCACCAACGTTAAAATCAAAACCTTTGAAATTATCGTTAAATACTTGGTTTGTTTTCTGTACAAATACTTCTTTACCTTTTTCTGCTATTCTTTGAGTTTCTTCTGACTCTTTGTTGTATCTATTAAAGAAATCCATAGCTTTTTGTTGTTCGGTAGTTAACCTTGAACCAGCTTTAATTTCGTCATAGTATTTGGACTTTTGCCCGTCCAGATGGCTTTTAGCACTGGCAACTTGCTCTTTTAGCGCTAATTTTTTTCTTTTTATTTCTATTTCAGTATCAGCTTCTTCGTCATACGAAAACTGATCTTCCATTAAGAAACTTATTTCTTCTTGATTTAAATGAGGTTTTGTATTCTTGTAGTATTCTCTTAGCAAAGTGTCATTGTCTAATTCAGAATAATCTTGATTAAGTCTTACATAATCCTCTAAAGTACCACCAGTCTCGTCAATAAAATCTACAACTTTTTGTAAATTTTCAGGCAAAGCTTTACCAGTTTCTTGAGCTTCGTTAACAGCTTCTACAACTTTTTCGGTTAGCTGTTCTGCTTGCTCCTGCACCTCTTCTTCAGTAACTTCTTCTAGTACTGGTGTTTCTTGTGCTTCAGCTTCCGGTTGTACTTCTTCTTGTTTTTCTGTGGGCTCGGCATTATCAGGCTTTGCAACCACTCCCTCGTCGACAGGGTTATCTTCTTTAGTTTCATTTTCTTTTGGTGTTGGTGGTTTTGTTAAATCTACTTTTATAACAGCGTCTTGCGCTTCTTGTTTAGGTTTTGATACATCTACCTTTGTAACTTCTTCAGTTACTTTTTCTACTTTTTCTTCCATAATATAATATAATAATAATTAATAATTTTAAATACTAATACCTCCTAAGTTATCATTACCTGCAGATTCAAACTTTTTAGGTGGTTTACCGTTATTTCTTTGATCTATAAGTTCACTTTGTTGAGAAGCTTGTATTCTTGTTCTTTCGTCTTTACGATCTTCCTTCATTTTGTCTTTACCGTTAACGCCTTGGTTTTCCATTTGCTTAAGTTGCATGTTAAGTCTAAACTCATGCTCCATTAAGTCTTTTTTAATTGCAGCCTCTTGTTCTAATGCTTTTGATTTTAAATTAGCTTTTGCTTCTTCTAGTTGCATTTGACTCATTGTAACAGCTTCGTTCTTTTTAACCTCCATCATTGCAGCAGCATTTTGTGCCTCAATATTTGCGTTTGATTGAGCTTTTATATTTTCTTGCTGTACTCTCTGATCTTCTTCTTTCTTTTTCTTACGTCTTATTTTTAACAATTGATTAGCAAGTTTAATATTTTTTATTTCTCTAAGGTCAATAGCGTCTTCTAAATCAATTAACTGTTGAGCAATAGCAACCTGAATATTATTCTCTAACATCTGTTTTTCTTCTTCGTCAGGCATTAACTCTATAAATATACCAAAATCATAAAGGTATAACTCAGACATTTCTTTTAACGTAGCAACATTATGTGCACCTATTTGTTGTATAAAAGCATTTGCTGTTGGTGAATATTCTAATATATCAGATATTCTTAATGATAAACATTGGCAAATTTCTTTTGTTAAAAACAAACCTGATTGTAATATATGTCTTGTAGCGGTATTACTATTTGCTGCTGCTAATTTTTGCACACCAACTAACGAATACTTATCTGGGGTGCTACCATCTTTAGCTTCGTTTAGGCCAGTCACATCTCTTATCATTTGTAGATAATAGTTGTAAGTTTGTATTAACGACTGCATTTTACCACTACCAGAACCTGATTGTATTTCTTGAATAGGTACTTTGCCTGGATTCATATCACCTTCAGAAGTAAATGACCTACCAATTATACTACCTGTTTGGAAGAACATATTTAAAGCTTCTTGTGGATTATAGTTTGTACCATTACCTAAATCTATTTCAGCTAAACCATCAGCATCAAGATAAATACCATCTGGAACAATTCTAGACATTACTTGTTGTAGCTTTAAATGTGTAAGCTGTATCATGTCAGCAAAACCAGTAATACGTTGTACTAGTGATTCTATTCTACCTTTATACATGCGCGGTGCTACAATAGCGTAATTCATTTTAACCTTAGTAAAATCACTTTTAGGTCTCATCATGTTTTCAGCCATTTCCCACTTTAGTAATTTGCTAGTGCCTAAAATCATAGCTCCTTCATACAAACACTCTACAGATCTTTGTAGTTTACCATAATCACCTTCCATGTTTTCTGGTGGATTAAATGTATCATCCTTTTGTAAAATCTTATTAGCACCAGTACCAGTTTCTTTTACTTTGTAAACTTCGTTCATGTATGTTTTATAATTGAAATATAAAACTTGAACTTTGTTATTGTCTTCTTCTTTTAAGTTATAATTGTTATTGTGGTAGTTTGCTTGATGATGATTTTTGTTTTTAACTATATCTTTTAATT